GTACCTATTCATCGGTATTGACGATGAGGGCGATCTACTGTTTAACTACGAAATACCTGTACCTAATCAGGTGCTTTACGCTTGCACCGGTACAGACGTACAGCGCACCGCCTCGACTGGCACGATTACATTTACAGAAACCTGCACATGGATTACGGCTACTCAAATTGAGGACTGGCTCGGCATTGGTACAGCGTCGGCGCTCGATACCGCGTTTCTTACTCAATGCGCGTCAGCTGCCAACAGCCTTGCGTTTACTCGACGCCAAGAGGCTGGTTACATTGACAGCCTTACCACGTCACCGAACGGTCAGGTAACGCTTGGCACCATTTCACTAGGCGGGTTTTTCTACCGCCAGCGTGGGGCTGTAACCGACTTTGCCACGTTTGATGGCATGTCTGCCGGTGCCTCGGTAGGTCTAAGCCCGGCAATTAAAATGCTGTTGGGTATCCCTAAACCAGCGGTGGCATAATGCCCGTTGCTTACACCGATCTATTTAATGAGGCGCTAGACGATCTAGCAGCCTCGCTAACGAGCATTACAGGCTTACAGGTAGTAACAGACCCTAGAAACCTTGTACCGCCTTGTGCGTTCATAGATGCCCCTACGTTTAGCGTTTATGGCGGCGGTGGCAACATCGTGCAAATGACCTACACGGTACGCATTATTACCCTTGGCCCGGGAAACCTTGACGCGCAACGAAACCTAATGCACCTAGCCAGTTTGGTGCTAGGCAAAAACGTGGCAGTAACTAGCGGGCGCCCGACTATTGCGATCATCGGCGGGGCCGAAATGCCAGCGTATGATTTAACAATAGAGATGCAAGCCCAAACGAGTTAGGACTAAACCCAATGGCATACATAATTATTAGCCCACGCGTAGGTGTACCCGGTGCAGAGTTTGACGCCGAGGGTGCAGAGGCCAACGGCATTAACATTGCCGCGCTAGTCGAGGGCGGGTTTATAGAACAATCCACAAACGAAACCGCAAAACCTGCTAAAACTAATAACAAGAACACACCAAAGGATTAAAGCACCATGGCCACAAGCACTTATCTAAGCAACCCAAACGTAACCGTTGGCGCAGTTTCGCTGCAAGACCAATGCCAAGGTTTGGTTTTTACTCGCACCATCGAAGCATTGGAAAGCACAGCGTTTGGTACTGGCTCGCGTTCATACGTGGCAGGCCTTGAAAACTCAACCCTGCAGCTTGACCTATACGCATCGTTTGCGACATCGGAAACCTACGCAACGCTTAAGGCATTGGTAGGCACGCAGGTAACCGTTTCATGGTCACCATCGGCAACCTCACCGGGAACAGCAACCAACCCAACCATGACCCTTACCGGTGCATACTTGGAAGCCTTGCCATACACATTGGCAATGGGTGCGCTAGGCACCATGAGCGTTACCTTTACTGGTGGCGTTTATTCAGTAGTCGAAGTATAAATTAAAGCCGGCAACGGCCCGACACGAAAAGGCGCATAATGCAACTACAACTTAAAGCCACGTTTAACGACGGCAGTTCACATGAAGTAACAACTAACTTAATGACCATCGTTAGTTGGGAACGCAAATTTAAGCGCAAAGCATCCGAAATGGCATCGGGTGTAGGCGTAGAGGATTTAGCCTATTTGTGTTACGAGGCCACACGGTTTGCAGGTATCACGGTACCGGCAACACTTGACGCGTTTATTACATCGTTGGCGTCTATTGAAGTGGTAGAACAACTAGACCCAAAAGCCTAAACGGCACGGTGCGTAGAGCGCTTGCCGAAATTTTAGTGGCAACAGGGTTTTGGCCTAGTGAGATATCATTCGAGTTAGACGATATGAACGCCACCATCGAAATACTAAATAAGCAACGTGGCGGTAAGTAATGGCGTCGCGCTCGGCTATCCCCCAAGTAGATGGCATCCAAGAGGCGCTAAAAGCGCTTAACGATTTCGACCCTGCCTACCGTAAACAGATCACTAAAGACATACAAAGCACGGGCCAAGTAATCGTTGCAGAGGCCCGCAGCATGGTGGCCTATTTTGATAACAGCAAAGGCACCGGGGAACCTTTAAGCGGTATGCGTCGAGGCAACCTCATTAAAGGCCGTAACACGCAATGGCGTACCGATCAGGTGCAAAAGGGTTTTAAGGTAAAGGTAGGTGTACGCGCCAGCAAAGAACGCTACGTGAACTACAACCGCACCACCGATGGCGTGGTAACCCATAACGAGCAAGTTGTATACGGCAGTAAGCCATACCAGTTAATGGTTATTCAACAGGCCAACGCAGCTGGCGCGATCTATGACCATGCCGGGCGTAATACCTCGGGCATGTTTGTAACAAACCTTGAAGCGCAATCTGACGCTGGCGCCCAACCTCGAGCCATTGACAAAGCCGTTACTAATAACCGTGAGGCCGTGGAAGCCAAAGTAGAGTTAGTAATTAACGACGTTGCCCGACGCACTAACAGAAAATTAGGGTTTACTCGTGGCAATTAACATACCGATTATTAGCAGCCTTGACGGTTCAGGGTTTACTAAAGCCATTGCCCAACTTAAAAAACTTGAGACTAATTCCGAACGTGCCGGGTTCATTGCTGGTAAAGCATTTCTGCCAGCCGTTGCCGCATTAGGTGCGCTTACCGCTGCCGCTGGCTACAGCGTTAAAGCCGCTATCGAGGACAGCGCCGCGCAAGCCCAACTAGCCAAGACATTGCAAAACGTCGTTGGTGCTACCGACGCACAAATAAGCGCTACCGAAAAATCAATTAGTGCTATGGCTATGGCAACAGGCGTTGCCGACGATCAGTTACGCCCGGCGTTGGCATCGTTGGTTTTAGGTACACAAGATTTGGCTAGCGCTAACGACGCGCTTAACTTGGCGCTTGACATTTCAGCCGGTACAGGTGCAGATTTAACAAGCGTCAGCGACGCGCTATCCAAGGCGTATGGCGGAAACTTTAAGGCGTTGCGCCAGTTATCCCCGCAGCTGTACGCAATGATTAAAGACGGTGCCAGCCTCGATGAGGTTATGGCGCAGTTGTCGCGCACGTTTGGCGGGTCTGCAGCGGTTGCAGCAAACACGGCAGAGGGCAAATTTAAGCGCTTAGGTATTGCGTTAAGTGAAACCGCCGAAGCAATAGGCATGGCCATACTGCCAGCCGTTGAAGCCGTACTGCCATACCTCATTACGTTTGGTAATTGGGCGCAAGACCACGTAGGCACATTGCTTGCCGTAGGCACCGCCATTGCTGCTATTGCCACCGCGCTTATTGGATTTAAGGCCGCGCAAATAATTGCTAACGCTGTAACCGTGGTAACTACCGCGCTTAACTGGTCACTTGCTGCATCGGCTGCAGCTGCTAACACCGCGCTAACACTTGGCGTTGGTGCTGCCGCTATTGCTGCCGGGCTTGTAGTTGCAGCGGGCGCGTTTCTAGCGTTTAAGGCTGCCACCAAAACAAGCGTGGAAACCATTAAACCGTTTGGGCCTCAACTAAGCGAAATAAATAACGGCCTAGGTACCTTGCCACCAAAACTTGAGGGCGCGGGTAACGCTGCCAAGGGCATGGCCGACAAGATTAAAGAGGCAAGCGAAGCCCTAAAGAAATACCTAAACGCCGCGCTCGAGGATGCACAAACACAGTTACAGGATGCACAAGTAGCGTTTGACGATTTCGCTACCAACGTAAGCGACAGCATTAAAGATGCGTTTAGTTTTGCTGATGCTAAAGATGCTGGCGATGAAACAGGCGCAGGGTTTCTACAGGGCTTGCGCGATCAGGTAGCCGGCATAGTTAAATACGGCAGCGACGTTAAAACCTTGCTTGAAATGGGCTTAAGCCAACAGTCATTACAGGCCGTGCTAGACGCGGGCGGGGAAAGCGGCGCGGCTATTGCAGCCGAGTTGATCGCTGGCGGTGTCGGTGCGATTAACGAAACTAACGAATTGGTTAAGGCTGCCGATAACGCAGCTGCAACCATTGGCCAACAGGCCGCCCAAGCATGGTTTGGGGCTGGTGTGGATAACGCCAAGTCTTATTTGCAGGGTGTCGAGGCGGCATTTGATGAAGCGCAAAAACGGCTTAAGGCTAAGGGCCTAAAACTGGCAGACATTAAAGGCATTAGCGCCGGGTTTAGCGAAGCGATCACACGCCCACAGGTTGCCTCAGTTACCCCACTACCAGCCGGGCAAAGTTACGGCGTTACTGGTGGCGGTGACATAACTATTAACTTGTCTACCCTTGTGCCTACCGCGCAAACTGGTGAGGTAATCATTAACTCGATACGCGCATACAACAGGGCGGCAGGCCCCGCCAATATCGCGGTGGCATAATGGCTACCTCGGTAGTTGCCAGCGGAGACTATGAACTATTTATAGATACCGGGTTTATGCTCAACGCATTTACTTTAAATAACAGCGTGCGCGGGGTGCTCAATAACACCGAGTACGTGCTAGATGGTGTAACCGAGTTTGCGCCAATGATGGAATACAGCAAAGGCATTAGCGTTAATCGTGGGCGTAGGGAAATAGGCGATCAGTTCAGCGCTGGCACCATGACGTTTACCCTCGATGACACGCTGGCTGGCGGCATCCTAAACCCGCTGTATACGTCTAGCCCGTTTGTAGATCCTGCAGGGCAGTTTACGCTTGCCCCATTGCGTAGGGTGTCGTTTGGCCGTTACAACACCGCTAACGCGTTTGTGCCGTTGTTTGTTGGGCAAATTGTCAATTATGACTATTTCTACGAATTGGGCGGAAATAACAGCGTTACCGTTTATTGCGCGGATGATTTCTATTTACTAGCCCAAACCGTGATGAACGAATTTAACGTGACCGAGGAACTAAGTAGCGCCCGGCTAACAGCGGTATTGGATTTACCCGAGGTTGCATACCCGGCGTTAAGCCGTGACATTTCTACCGGCACCCAAACCCTTGGCGGTGCTAGCGCGTACACAATCCCTAACGGCACAAACGTAAAGGCTTACATAGACCAAATACAAGCTGCCGAGCAAGGCCGTATTTTTATGTCGCGTTCAGGGGTGCTGAATAGTGACCCTCGAATAGGCAATACACTTAGCGCGCCGGTAGCCGATTTCCACGATGACGGTACGAACATCCCGTACAACAATTTGGCCATAACCTATAACGCCGATCAGATCGTGAACCGCGCCAGCGTTCAACACCTAGGCGCTACAAGCCCCGAGGTAGCCGACGATCTAGCCAGCCAAGCAAAATACCTAATCCAAACCGTAAGCATTACCGACAGCCTGTTACACAACGACGCTGCAGCTGCAACGCTTGCCAGTTACCTACTAGTTGGGGAACCCGACGCCACGTTTACCGGGGTACAAACCGATTACCTTATGCTCACCACAGCACAGCGCGAAAACCTAGCCCTAGTAGATATTGGCGACACGATTACCATAACCAACACCATTGCTGGCGGTGAGGTAGCACAGGAACTAAGCGTAGAGGGCATCGAGCATCGCCTAGATTTTGTGACCGGGCATCGAGTTACCTACTACACGGCGCCTACCGTGATCGTCTACGAGTTTATTTTAGATGACCCAATTTACGGCAAACTAGACATACAAGACCCGCAACCAGTTTTAGGATAAAGTACAGATATGGCAGTTCCAGTTACTTTCGTTTCAGGTGATGTTCTTACCGCCGCACAATTAAATTCTAATTTTAGTTACCTAGATGCAGGCACACAGGTTGCATCGTTTGTTGAATATCAGTCAAGCGCAACCGCTGGCGGCTCGTCATCGACTGGTTCATTTATAAAACGAACTCTAAATACAACTTTGATTAACACGATTACAGGCTGCACTTTAACCTCAAGTGTCATTGCTCTACCAGCGGGTACTTATGAGATCACAGCCAATTCAGTTACGATAAACCCGGCAAGTTCCCAAATTAAACTTAGAAACACAACCGACAGCACCGACACTATTTTTGGTATTACTGAATATGAAGCAGCAGGCAGCGCAACAAATCCACTTACTGGAAGTTTTACAATTACAGGAACAAAAAACTTTGAAATTCAGTATCGTGTTTCGTCAGCAGCAGCAGGTGACGGTTTAGGTATTCCTGCCTCTTTTGGTACTAGCAACTGTTACACAAACGTCACAATTAGGAAGGTTGCATAGTGGCAACGGAAGCAGAAATTAACGCGCAAATTGGAAACGCCACACGCGAACTAGCACCCGGCACAACATGGCGCTACCACGAACCCGGCGATGGTTACTACTGTCTTGAATGGATGGATGACCCAGCGTTGCAACCAACCGAAGCAGCAACAATGGCAAAAGCCACCGAACTAGCAAACAACCCAACGCCTTACTAAGTTAATGAAATGGCGTTACATGATCGGGTACATGCTTTTAATCGGCGTAGTAGTTTGGGGTTGTAGTGGTTGCACAGTTTCTAAAACGAATATCAAATACCAATGTTTTACAAAGGCCGCTTGTGATTAAAACACCCGAACAACAACACGCAGGGCTAATAGTTTTCGTTGGCCGTTTAATGGCTATCTGTTTTTCGTTTACCGTGATGGCATTTATTTACGGCATCCTGTTTGTAGACCAGCCTACGGAACAGGCCCCAACCGACGCCCAACTAATAGACCTGTTAAGCACGTTGCTAGTTTTTCTTACTGGCACACTTAGCGGGCTGGTTGCGTCTAACGGCCTAAAGAGTAAGCCGGGTACCGGTGCATCCACCGATTAAAAAACTGGTTTTACCTGCCAATTTGGCACACGTTAAACCGGGTGAATTACCAGCAAGCCTATTAGTAGACCTAAAACCATTTGGGAAATTGCACCCTTTGGCTGCCAACGCATATAACGCGGTTAGAGCTGCAGCGTTTGCCGCTGGCATAAAACAATTTAAGCCAACTAGCGCGGGTGATACTTACCGCAGCATTGCGTTACAGCGTCAAGGGTTTTTAGCGCGTTACCAACTGGCACCAATAGAGGGCGTTAAACCTCGAGTGTACGAAAACAAGAATTATTACCTAAAACCCGGCAACGCACCTATGGCAGTACCCGGCACGTCACGCCATAACCTTGGGCTGGCCGTAGATTTTGCCAACATGTCAGGCGAAACATTTACCTTTATGTGCGACGTAGGCCCATCGTTTGGCTGGTCATTAGAGGTAATGCCAGCCGAGCCATGGCATTGGTTTTACTGGCCCGGTGACAAAGTACCGCCAGCGGTAACCCAATACCTACAAGGAATTGCGCCAGCATCCCCCACCGCGTAACACGCGCCTACTACCGTTTTGCTACCGACGAAAAGAGGTTTACCGCGCATGACTGAACTACAAACTTTTACCTATGAAGCCTTTGTAGGCAAACTAGAAAACGGGCGCGAAGTATTAGTACAGATTTTTAGGAACCCGGACACACTCGAAGTATTAGCCAGCCAACTTGCGTTTAAGACCATTGCCGGCGGTACATGGCAAACGCCCTACCAGTTAGAGAAACTATGACCCTTGCACTTAAAGCCGCGTTTACCGCGCTATTTACCATTACAGCTGCCGGCATTGCATATTTATTGCCTATGCCTACTGACCCTGCATTAGACCGCCCCGTAAGCCCTACAACTGTTTACGTGGCAACCCCACCAACTACCACAATGCCCGCATACGTGAACACATGCACGCAGGTAGCCGTATTAGCCCTAGCCGAGGGTTTACCTCAAGATCAGTTAGAAACAGCGCTAAAAGTGGCTAATCGCGAAAGCCGATGCACAAGCGATGCGTTTAACGCATACGACACCAACGGCGGTAGTTATTCCATTTACCAAATTAACGGGTATTGGTGCCGCCCTAACAAGTATTGGCCTACTGGCTGGTTGCAAGCCAAAGGCATACTCGAGACGTGCGACGATCTTTACGACCCAACAATTAACACACGTGCCATGGTTGCTATTTGGCGTAACAGCGGTTGGTTACCATGGAATACAGCGAAGTAAAACAGTACATAGACCCCGACAACTCACTAAGCGAGGAAAGCAGACGCATGTTAGACCCGACAGCAAACGCAATGGCAAAACACCAAATGGCCGTATTTGACCTAATAGACGAAATATGCAGACCCGCACATATCCCCTACAAGCCCAAACACGCAGACCTAATAGCCCGGCTAAAACTGTTAGCAACTGACTTAGACCTAAGCGGTGATGAGGCAGGCTGGCAGGCCATTAGCGAGGCTGTAGAGGCGTTAGGCGGCTGAAATGGCCCTAGTAACGCTTACACCTAAACAGGTATTAAATGCGCGCGACGTGGCCTACAAAAAGGCTATGGAATGTGAAGCGGGAAAAATGAAAAACCGCTACAACGTGCCGGTAGCCAGTACAAGTTATGACCGACACCTAAAAGGCTGTTACGGCGAACAGGCTGTAGCTGCATACCTCGGCGTCGAGTGGGGCTTTACCGCCTATGACCCCAAGGCTAATGACGTGGCAGGGTACGAGGTGCGCGCCACATACCATGCCAACGGGCGTTTGCTTACACATGCCGAGGATAAAAACGGGCTATACATTTTGGCGATCATTGACCGCGACACCTACACGGTAAACCTTGCCGGCTGGTCAAACCTAAAGCGCTGCAATACGCAGGGCCGTTGGGCTACTGATCTACCGTTAGCGTGCTACGCCATGCCACAAGCCGAATTATGGCCTATGGAAATGTTGCCCGCAACCGCGTTATACGCATCTGCTATAAATAACTAACTAACCCGACTAACTGTAAAGGCACCCGACATGGCGTTTAACATTGACAATTACGTAGACGTACCAACCCGTTTAAGTGAAGCGTTAAAGCGTTTCCCTGATTTACGCATACAAGAAACCAGCGCCGAAGTAGTCACCATGCCTGATGGCTCAACGTTTTACCGTTGCACCGTTACCGTTTGGCGCGACGATAAAGACCCGCTACCGAGCATTGCTACAGCTGCAGAGCCTTACCCGGGCAAAACCCCGTACACCAAAAACAGTGAGTTTATGGTTGGTATGACTAGCGCGTTAGGCCGTGCGTTGGGTTACATGGGGTTTGGAATAAACAAGAGCATTGCTAGCCGTAATGAAATAGAAGCGCGGCAAGACCCTAAAAAACCTGATGCACAAATAGCACCAATCCGGCGCGAAACTTCGAGCGCTCACCCTAAACAGGCCAGCCAAAAACAGGTTTACTTTATTAAGTCATTGGCTAAGGGCGCGGGGTTTGATGAAGCGGCGCTGCACGATTACATTGCAGCCACATTGGATAGCGACGCGGTGACACTCGAGACGCTTAACCCCGAGCAGGCCACGCAGGTTATTGACGCGTTAAAGCATTTGCCAAGTAGCAAAGCCGACTAATGAACTGCATTAAATGGTTTTTGTATTTTAATTTCTTACTTATTGGCGTTGGGTTAATTCTTACTCTGTGTATTGCGTTGTTTGATGACCCGCGCAAAGTTAATGGCCGTAAACGAAGGGGTAGCAAATGACTATTGAACAGCAATTAGAACTACTTACGCGCATGGTGCGCCTCATTG